AAAGTCACCGGCTAAGAACTTGGCGTTAACGTCACCCTCTGGAGACTTTCCTCTTTTCCATCCAGCAGGGAACGATGGAGTCACTGGTTAGATAGCGTAGGACTCCAGCGCCAATACAAAGAAATCCCCCGGTAGCAATACCGGGGGATTCTTTCATCAGTCCGCAACGAGTCCGCAAAAGCATCAATTTAGGTCACTTTCAGCCATTGCCTACCAACCATGAAAACCCCGAAAACTCGCGGGAATCAGCTAAGCTCAACATAGGCCAACCATGCACCCCGTTATTGTCTTCATGTCGGCTTACCTCTGTATTCTAGGGGCTAGATCGGTCCCAGTCCGCAAACAGTCCGCACGAGCCGCCAAAACGTTTCCTACGACCGCACGAGACTTATCGTCCGAGTCTGGCCACAAGTGACCATATACATCAAGTGTTGTCTTCGCGGACGCATGGCGCAGACGCGCCTGGACAACCTTCACATCCAAGCCTTCCGAGATCAGGAGCGACGCGAAATAGTGGCGCAAATCGTGGATACGGAAATCCTCTGGCAATCCTTTGACCGCAACCTTGGCATTCTTGAATCTGTGATCAATCGACCGTGGCGCTAAGGACCGGCCAAACTCCGAAGTAACGAAAGTTGGGCTGCTCCACTTCGCGGGATTCTTGTTCAACTCATAAACGAGATCCAACGGAATCGGGATAGGCAGCTTCGATTCTTCCGTCTTGAGTGGGTCCGAAGGATATTGAATCTTAGGGTGAATCACCCCGCGCAACGGGTCCACATCTTCGACGCGCAACGCAGATATTTCTCCCACGCGCAGACCAGCGAAAGCGCCAAGCAGGATGACGTTCTTCATTCCGTCGGGCATAGCGTCATAGAGTGCCCAGACCTGCTCCGTAGAAGCAACGTAAGGGCGCTGCTTACCCTTGGGCGGTGTGGTGCGACGAGTCAGAGGCGACTTTGGGATATATCCATCTTCAACGGCAGCGATCAGCATCTGCGCAAAAATGCTGTAGTACGTGTACACGGTCGCATCTGCCAAACCACTGGCTTTCAGTGCGCCGGTCCAAGTCTTCACATGGGATGGGCGCACATCTTTCAGAGCCTTCGATCCGAACTCCGCAACAATATGCTTCGTGGCAGTCTTCGCGACGCGCACCGAATTAAGGCGACCGCCAAGCTTGCCCTCCAACCAAATCTCAGACCACTCTTTCACAGTGACCTTCGCAGCCTTAGGGCTTACATGCGTGCCGTCAATCAAGCCAACGGTCTGTTTGGCAATCCACGCTTCAGCATCTTTCTTAAGGCGACAGTGCTTCGCGTGCTCTTTGCCGTCATCGTCACGATACCGGGCACGCCACTTACCGTCAGGACGTTTAGTTATCGAGGCCATTAGTTAATCCTCGTCCCCTGTCTTCAAGTCCCACATCTCGTCGGCGGGCATGTCCTGTGGCCAGTGGCGATTAATTAGAATTAGATGATCGAAATACGCATTGACGCATTCCAGCAGTTGCCTTTTATCGGTCTCGTCTCTAACTCCCAAATGATGCTCCGATGGCTTTACAGCCTTCCGGAAACTATAGTGCCTCAACTTTTTGGCGACCATTGGCAGATATTCCTCCGCCGATTCAAGTTCAGGTGAAATCGACTTGAGAAGTTCAGGCAACCTTTCCAAAGTGAGTTTTGCGTCATAGTGATATGCCAGCCAACGCCATAGATTCCTCTGCGCGGAAGCCAGTTCAAGATCTGCGTCACGGATAGTTTCCCGAATCCGCTGGGCAGGTGTTTGCACGCCGCGCAGTAGGTTCTCTATCCCCATGTTTAGCACCTCGGCAATAAGGACGCATTCAGCTACCCTCAGCGATCTCTCCCCCTTTTCTAGGCGCGATACGGCAGATGAATCAACGGCCATGCCTCGCACAGTCAATGCATCTGCGAATTGCTTTTGGGTATATCCGCGAACTTTCCGCACCCGCGATATTTCGGACCCTATTTGTTTCTCGATGTTCTTAGTCTGGTCAATTTGCATAAATCCCATCCTATGCGCTTGACAGCAAATTTCAACCATGGCAAACTCATACTTGTTCCCACAAACAATATATGCGGAAATCACAAGGAGAGCATCATGAACACCGGCCCTTACACCCTTTGCTTGATCGAAGAAGCATCCGAGTTCCTGCGCGTCCCAGTCGCGACATTAAGGTACTGGCGGCATATGTCCACCGGTCCGAAGGCGGCTCGCATCGGGGGGCGACTTATGTATAAAAAGGCTGATCTGGAGAACTGGCTCAACGAACAGTTCGACAAGGAAGAAGCCAAGTAATGACCCTCACTCCGAAGACAGAAAAAGACGGCAGCATCTCCGACCAAGAATCTGCTACCGCCTGCGAAACCATCACTCAGAAAAAGGAAGATTCCATGGACCAGTCTATCGACTTCAACGGCCACGTGCCATGTACCCCAGAACCTCCAGCAGTATTCCGTGCCTACACCGTGCAAGACACCATCAACGGTGAACCATACGGCGAAAGCTGGACCGAATACCTAGGCCCCGAAGCACACCACGGCTCAGTCAGCATCGAAAGTTCCTGGTCCGCAGATAGCGGCATCATTCACTTCGTCTCCAACCAATCCCAGGCAGACAACGGCATCTTCACTACTGATGAACTTATCGAACTGGGCCGAATGATTCGTGAAGTTGTCGCCGCAACCAAAGTGAGCACCGCTGAGAACTCCGGTATCAAGGTTTGCACAACCTGCAACGAGGGAAAGCTGCTCAGCGAGTACTCCAAGCACGTGAGCAACCGCGACGGCCTCCAAACCCACTGCAAAGACTGCGCAGCCGAGTACTACGCCAAGGGCAAGGGCAACGGTGCTGACAATGCTTAGCACCACGACGGTATCAACTGAACCAAATGTTTCACCTGCCCCGGTGGAGCTGCACTACGTGAAAAAGGTCTACATCAACTCTGGTGAAGCAACGACCTCGCTCTGTGGTGAACCAATGCTTGCCACAAACAACACGAAGGGCATGGGCAACGGAACCTCATACACCTGCCCAGACTGCATGTTGCGCTACTCAATGTTGTCAGGTGATGACAATGCGTAAGGCGCTCAGGGTCATGCAGGACACCGCGCTACTAGGAATCTGCTTCATCGCCCTAGTGCTGCTCCCACAACTAGTTTGCGCAGCTATCGGCGCACCAATCCACTACTAAGGAGGCGGCTATGGACTCTAGGTTCCCTACTTACTACTTGCAGGATCGCCGGGTCCTAAAGGCCACTCCAACCGCGTTTAGGTTATTCGTTATCGGTAGTGCCTGGTCTGTATCCAACATGACTGATGGGCTGATCCCTTCGGATGACTTTCCTCTTATCCCACTGGCTCAGACTCATGACGCTGACGCGCTTGTGAGTCTGGGCCTCTGGTCCAAGGTAGACGCAGGTTGGCGGATCAACGACTTCTTGAAGATCCAAACCAGTGCATCACAGATGGAAGCATCCCTTGCCAATCGCAAAGCTGCTGACGCTGAACGGCAGCGCAAGAAGTATGCACGCGACAAAGAGAAGCGTGAGCAGGAGATTGAAGGGGAATCTACCCAAGCATCACGTGAGACTCACGTGAGGATTGAAGGTAGAGGAAAGGCAGAGGCAGAGGAAGAGGCAGAGGCAAGGACTATGAATCTACCTAATAACGAAACCTTTGATGCAAACACTGGTGAAGTCTTTGATGACAACAATCCTTGGAAGAACAAACCCTTGAAAACAGATTCGGGTCCGAACTCTGAATTGCCTTTGATTGAACAGTTCAAGGCGATGGGAAGGAAAGCGTCATGAAGTGCGATGAATGTAATTTTGCCCGGTGCGCATGTTCTTACCTCAAGGATCTGATGACGGGGAAACTTGGCGGAACTTCTAGGGCGGTCGCTCTGGAGCAGATGGAACTGGAGCAACCTCACCGGGCAGGTTGTCCTTGTCCAGAGTGCTGGTCACTTCGGGCGGCTCGTTGGGATGAATGGAGTGCGAACTATGGAAAGTTCTAACCGGGACCTCGGGCGCTGGCAACACCTCACCTCGCAGAAGCGCCTGCGTCGTGAACTTGATTTCCTGCAGCGCATCATCGACAGCGAACGTGCTCAACGGCTCCAAGCTCAAGCTGACTACGACTTGGTTGAGGCTGAGCTGAAAGCTCTCATTGGCGGCCAGCATGAGTGACCTTCTGAAAGCTTGTGCACACTGCGGTGAACTATCCGACCAGACGTACTGCGCACCACATCGACCCAAAGATACTCGCGGGAAGAACCGACGCAACCAGGGCTACGACGCTGCTTGGGACCGGCTCAGCAAGCGTGCACGGTTCATGCAACCGTTCTGCTCAGTGCCTGGATGCAAAGACATGGATCTGACCGTGGACCACAGCCCGGAAGCATGGGAACGCAAACAACTTGGCAAACCAATCCGGTTGCAAGACGTTGAAGTTCTTTGCCGGTCGCACAATTCCAAACGAGGAGCTGCACGATGAGTGGGGGTTGGGGTTCAAGGTTTCTGTTTCTTCGCCCCGGGTCTAGTCCCCAATTCAATTACTTGAGAATGATTATCATTAAGGAAGGGGGTTGTTATGGCGGGTCCTAAGGCGAAGATCACGGCTGAGCCACTGGATTTCAAGGGCTGGCCTAAAGATCGTGCGAAGCGGCGTTTGAAGTTCATCGAGAAGTATCTGATTGTTCCTAAGGGGCACGGTGCTGGTAAGCCTGTGAAGCTTCGGGAGTTCCAGAAGGACATTATTGGTGGCGCGTTTGCTGAGGGTATCCGCACTGGGCTGGTCAGTCTCCCGCGTGGCAATGGCAAGACTGGCTTGGCGGCGATGATCGGCCTCGCTGAAATGTTTGTTGGGGACATGTCGGCTGAGGTGCTTGTGGTGGCTTCGGATCTTCGGCAGGCCAAGATCACTTACAACATGGCGAAGCGCATGATCGAGCTAAACCCGGAGTTGGAAGAACGTGTTCAGGTATTCCAGGACCGTCTTTACTACCCGCACAATGACGCGACGCTCACACCGTTGCCGGCTGACTATAACGCTTTGCAGGGTTATGACCCCACGCTCCAGATTGTCGATGAACTCCACGTTGTGAAGGAAGACATTTGGGAGGCAGTGACCACGGCAGCGGGTAAACGTCCTGAATCGCTCACGTTGGCTATTTCCACGCCGGCTAACAGCCCGGACAGCGTGATGTGGCGTTTGGTGGAGCATGGGCGGTCTGGTGAAGATCACCAGTTCTATTTCAAGGAGTATGCGGCCCCGGATGGGTGCGATACGGCTGACAGGGACGCTTGGAAGGCTGCGAACCCTGCTCTTGCTTGTAAAGACCCGTTCTTGGCTGAGGATGCTCTGGAGGCGGTCAGGAAGACGATTCGTGAACCAGTGTTCCGGCAGTTGCGGCTTGGACAGTGGGTTACAGGTGTCGAGGGCTGGATGCCCTGGGGTATGTGGGATTCGATCAAGGACAATTCCCGCGAAGTTCAGCCTGGGGAACGCATCGTCATGGCTTTCGACGGCTCGGCCTCTGGCGACAGTACGGCCCTTGTAGGTTGCACGGTCCATGATCCTCACTTATTCGTTATTGGGCATTGGGCGAACCCGGGCGATGAACGCTGGCGGGTCCCTCGTGCTGAGGTTTCTCGCACGTTGGATGAAGCTTTCGAGAAGTACGACGTAGTAGAAGCAAGTTGTGATCCGTGGGGTTGGCGCTCAGAGATTGAAGGCTGGGCGCAGAAGCACGGTGAACGGCGCGTCATCGAGTGGAACACGGCTAATGCCACTCGCATGGCTCCAGCTACGGACCGGCTATTCCAGGCGGTCAAGGAAGGGGCCGTGAGTCATGACGGGGACAAGGATCTTGCTTCGCACGTGGCGCACTGTGTTGCTAAATCGACGGCTTTGGGCGATTTGGTGGCGAAGGACAGGAAGAACAGCCCGCGAAAGATCGACTTGGCTATCTGCGCGATTGTGGCGACAGATCGAGCGGCTTTCCACGGCAATAAGAAGCGGCGCGGTCGCGTCGTCTCATTCTAGGGAGAATTAAATGAACATCATCATCAAGGAACTTTCAGAGAAGCTAGACACTTCGGCCCCGACGCTTTCCACGTTGGATTCGTACTGGGACGGCACACAGCCGGCAGCGTACCTGTCCAAAGACGCTAGGGACGCGCTAGGAACGACGCTCACGGGGTTGGCGGTGAACTTCCCCAAGCTGGCGGTCACGTCGCTGGCAGAGCGTTTGGAGGTGCGAGGATTCCGTGAGGCCGGTTCGTCTGAGGCTACAGACACCGGCCTCTGGCGTACCTGGCGACGTTGCCACATGCTGGATGCTTCGGCACAGGCTCATATGGACGCGCTGGTGTACGGGCGTTCATTCATCATCGTGTGGGCGGACGAGAACGGCCCTCTGGTCACGGTGGAGTCACCTAAGCAAGTCGCCGTGAAGCATGACCCGGCAACTCGCAAGGTCACGGCTGCTTTCAAGCGGTGGGCTACCGATGGGCAGGCTCACGGCGTGCTCTATGAGCAGGACAAGATCACTCGTTTGGTGTCCAGTTCCAACGTTGTCGATGGCACTGGATTCCCTTCTACAGGTTGGCAGACGGTGGAGGTCATCGCGAACCCGTTCGGTGTGGTCCCGGTTGTGCCTCTGGTAAATCGTGGCCGGCTGCTGGACTTGGACGGCGTATCCGAGATGACCGACATTTTGGGACTCACGGATGCACTGAATAAGTTGCTTTCGGACTCGCTGGTGTCTTCGGAGTTCTACGCACGGCCACGGCGCTGGGCTACCGGCTTGGAACTCCAGGAAGACGAAGACGGCAACGTTATTCAGCCGTTTTCCAATGAAGCTAACAAGGTGTGGATCTCCGAGAACGAGGGAACGAAGTTCGGACAGTTCGACGGTGCACGTCTGGATGGGTATTCGGACCTTATCGCCACGGTCACTAATCAGATTGGCGCGCTCAGTGGGCTACCTCCGCACTACATCGGCATTAACTCGGCACAGCCACCTTCGGCTGACGCTATCCGCTCCGCTGAGGCTTCACTGGTCGCTAAGGCAAACAGTCTCCAGCGCACTTTCGGCCAGGCTTGGGCGAACGTCGCCGCGCTGATCAAGTCTGCTGAAACTGGCGAAGATCCTCTGGGCTACGACTTCGAACCGGTGTGGGCTTCGGAGGAAACCCGCACCACGGCACAGGCTACGGATGCAGCGGTGAAACTGCACAGCATTGGTGTCCCGTTGCCGGCGATCCTCTCAGAGACTCTGGGTTGGACTCCAGAGCAGGTAAGTCTTGTTTCTACTCCAGCAGTGCCAGCAACTCCAGGAATCGAAAACTAGGAAAGGCAGAACATCATGTCTGTGGAAAATTTGAACGAGAACCCAGAAGAAACCCAGTCTCAGGATGACCTCGTTACTACCGAGGTCACCGAGCCGACCGAGGATGAAACCACGGAAGTCGTATCGAACATCGTGGTCACCAATGAGGAGCAGGAAGTCTCCGAGGATGCCGAAACCTTCCCCCGCTCATATGTCGAAAAGCTACGCAAAGAGGCTGCTGGGCATCGTGACCGGGCTAAGCGTGCCGATGACCTCGCAGCACGACTCCACACGGCGCTAGTGGAGGGCACAGGACGGCTTGCAGACGCTCGTGACCTTCCATTCGATGAATCCCACCTAGATGACCCTGTGGCGCTCTCAGAGGCGATTGACGCGGTGCTGGCAGACAAGCCACATCTCGCCACTCGCAAGCCAATGGGGAACATCGGCCAAGGTGTCGCCCCGGTGAGCAACGATGTAAGCCTGGGCGGTATTCTCCGCGCAGGGGCAATGTAGAAAAGGGGAATCATGACGGAAAAGCTTCTCAAGGAATTGATCGACGAGATCAAGAGCTTGCACAGCACCATCGGAATCATGCAGGAAGATATCAACTGCATCCGCAATGGTGAATATGACAAGCCAAGTGGCGCGTCTCCTGCTAAATCCCCGTCTCCCAATATTCGGCCAGCGGGTGCAGTGAATCTCGAGACGAAGGTTGACTGGTAGATAAAATACCCCATAGGGGTATATCTGGTACAATATGTGGTACAGACTCCCGGTGGGTTTGTACCACATATTGTTTTTGGGGCTGGCTCCCAAAACGTTCAAACAAAACTTTGACACGTAAGGAGCCAAGAAAATGGCTGTATCCACCGTAAACGCACCTGAACTCACTCAGGAACAGGTCCAGAAGATCCTGGTCAAGCCTCTAGAGCAGGCTTCGATCTTCCTCGCTGCTGGCCCTCGCATCTTCGACACCAACGGCAGCGCAATCCGCATTCCCAAGCTGGGCGCACCAACCACCCCGGCATGGCACGGTCAGAATGAACTGATCACCGAGCAGGACCCAACCTTCGATGAAGTGCTGCTGCTCCCGGACACCATGAAGTCCGTCAAGGTCATCACCCGCTTCTCCAATGAACTCGCCCGTCAGTCGGTCGTAGCTTTGGATACCGCTCTCCAGGATCGTCTGGTCACTGATGTGGCTTCGACCTTGGACACCGCGTTCCTAGGCTCCACCGGCGACGGCATCAGCACCCCGCAGGGCATCTTCGCATGGGCTGACACCCAGGAACTCGCGGTCACCACCGCCCTGGACCTGGATATCCTGCTGGATGCATGGGGACTCGCACTGGCAGCCAACGTGAACACCGCATCATTGCAGTGGTTCCTGCGCCCTACCGACTTCACCGCACTGCGCAAGGTCAAGGACACCGCCGGCCAGTACTTGCTCCAGCCAGATCCAACCGCAGACGGCGTGTTCCGGCTGTGGGGTTCCAAGGTGAACATCTCCAACCGTGTTCCAGCCGGCAACGCCGCACTGGTAGACATGGCTCAGGTTGCAGTAGCTCGCGACATGGCACCGAGTGTCAAGGTACTCACCGAGCGTTACGCAGACTACGACCAGCAGGCCCTGCGCGTCATCGCACGCTACGACGCGCAGCCACTGAACGCCGAGGCCGTCATTAAGATCACCGGTCTGGTCTAAGCATGATTGAGCCATCGAAGGTCGCTAAGTTTCTTGGGCGGGATGGGGACGCGCAAGTGCTCTCACTCGCCCAGGAACACCTTCGTGTTGTGACCACGTTTGTCAGGGCATACACCCGGGGCAACGGGTTTCATATCGACGGTGAACCGACGTTAGACCTAGAAGACGTCATCATCACTGCTACGGCGCGTTACCTCGTAAACCCGCAGCAGAACGTTCGGGAACAGCTAGGGACCCAATCGGTCACCTATGCCAGTTTGAACGGCTTCACCATCCCAGAACAGGCCGTGCTGCACCTGTATCGGAGGCGCACAGCATGATCTTCGGAGAGAACGTGATCCACACAAGGCGCGTCCAAACCGGGCGCACCCCGCAGGGAATGCCGATCTATGAAGATCAAGTCCAGCCGGCCATTCACGGGGCATCGTTACAACGTGTGGACAGCGTAGAACCAAATGATGCTGCATCGTTTCGGGTATCAACCGAGGCGGTTCTCTACGTCCCAGCATCGGCAGTCATCAAGGCTCTGGACAAGATGACCGTGCGAGGCGCTACTTATGAAGTGCAAGGTGAGTCTCTGGGCGAAGTAAGCGCGTTCACTGGCTTCCTGGCACATATCCCGGTGAAGCTGAAAAAGATCACCGGCTAAGAACTTGGCGTTAACGTCACCCTCTGGAGACTTTCCTCTTTTCCATCCAGCAGGGAACGATGGAGTCACTGGTTAGATAGCGTAGGACTCCAGCGCCAATACAAAGAAATCCCCCGGTAGCAATACCGGGGGATTCTTTCATCAGTCCGCAACGAGTCCGCAAAAGCATCAATTTAGGTCACTTTCAGCCATTGCCTACCAACCATGAAAACCCCGAAAACTCGCGGGAATCAGCTAAGCTCAACATAGGCCAACCATGCACCCCGT